GGGTATATTATTTTTTGACAAAATAATATACCCCCCGGGGGTACCCCATAATGAATCTGCTCACACTTCTCCGTCCTCTCTTGACTGTTACCTTCCGGTCTGCTATGGCCTGTTCTGTTTATGGTCGGCATCACATGGTTTGGACTTGAATCGAATGTTGGTTGGTGTACTATTGAGTCATCGCCAGGAGGTGAAGGGCACCACGGCGTTAGGAGAGGAATGATGGATATTGCAAAGGTCTCACGGACTGCAATCACGAATGTCTTCAATAACCTTATTGAGGAGGGTTATTCTCCTTCGATGGAGTTTGAGGGAGACTCATTGACGATTTGGACGGAGGATGCTTCGGCTGAGTTTGTTGCGATTATTAATCGTAAGCGGACTGGTTTCGGTGAGCATGTTCTTTCGATTGAGGCGGTTCAGGGTGAAGGGGAGCCGTATTTGGCTGAGATGATTGCTGATGAGTTTGTGTCGGTTCTTAGGGGTGATGATGACTGACATTGATAGGTTAACGCAATTCATTTACTTGATTGCTGATTATTTTTTCTATGACGCGACCGTTTACAAGAATCGCGTTATAGGGCGTTACTTTTGTTCCATCTTTTCTCACAATGTATGAAGAGGAGTTGCGCGGCAATATTTTGGCGGCAACGGTTATGGCGGTGGCGGATGTTCAGATCACGAAATGAAGAGTTCATTATCCTTGATGATGGAGAGGAGTTGTTTAGGACATGGTCGTTCGTTGCGGCGGCGGAGTTTCTGGAACTGGTGAATTGCGATCACAGGTTGGAGAGGTTGGGGAGGGCGATCGATCTGGCTTACAGTCAGTTCCGGTCACCTCTGGACAAGGTGGAACTGATTATCGATATTCGGGAACGGTGATTACCGTCTTTATCGGAACCGAAATGGTGTATGCCGGGGAATCGGTTACGCAAGCAATTGATCGAATCTGTCAGCCAGGAGGGATTGAGTATGAAGTCTGGACTCTCTGAGAAGGAGATACGCGAGCATGAGGGGCCGCTCTGGTCGGGGAACCTCATCATTGAGAAGGTGGAGGGGCTTTGGGTGCCTGGCGGGTGTCCTACGCGGGTGACTGACCGTCAGAAGTTCGCTAGCGTGTACGGTATGACGGCGCGGCGGCTCAAGGAGACTTTCATCCACGTGGAGGATCATCCGAGGAAACGGTCATGGCTCAACTGTTGACTGATACTCTGGTACCGATTATCTCGTACTGGTTGGCGATTGATGAGCAACTCGATCCGCATAAGTTCAGGGTTATCAGATACTCAACCATATCGGACATGTTCTATACATGTGAGTATGGTACCGTTTCCCGCCGCGTTGACTTTAACAGGGTTTTGGTCAATGTTAAGCCTAAGGGTCGCGACACAATCACAGTTGCATACGGACACGATCAAGCGCCTACTGAGCAGGAGATGCTTTCTCTGCTAGTTTTCTGGACCGCTAAACCCCTGTTCCTAGCGGTACCAGCACCAGAAAAGAACACGGAACAGGATAATCAAGAACCACTCTTCTAGGAGGAAGACCAAATGAGCACTGAGATTACTACCGCCACTCCCGCTAACCCGCTCGCTGGAATGACTGTCACTAACGGTATTTTCACCACCGTTAAGGGCGATGACTTTGAGACGAAGGCGAAGATTTTCAACGCCGTCAATGACGCCAAGCCCGTCTCCGACCTTGGCGGCAAGCCGTTCGAGATCGCCGATCTGGTGATCGAGTCCACGGAGTTCGTCAATGAGAAGACTGGCGAGATCGAGCCTGCCGTGCGGACCATCTTCATCACCCCTTCTGGTGACGCTTTCCAGGCGTTCTCCGGGCCGATCTTCAACGCGGCCAAGCGTATCCTCACCCTGCTGGGTGAGCCCGCTCAGTGGCCGGCTCCGCTCAAGGTGAGGGTGTCTGAGGAGGGGTCGGGTAAGAACCGGTTCTACAAGTTGACGCTTGTCTGACATCTCTAGGACTTAAGTCCCGGCTGGTAGAGTCCTCCCCGTCCTCCATAGGGAGGGCGGGGAGGATTTATCATGAGGTACAGCAAAGAGGAATTAGCCGATCTGCGTAAGGCGGCGATGAAGTCTGAGTCGTTGGTGACTCGTAAGATCAAGCGGATGGCCAAAGGTGATTACGGTATCGACATTACCGGAATGGAGTATGACCCTCGCGTGGGTAAGGACGCCATTTCTAGAATGTCGGGTGACCGGCTAAAGAAACTCCTTGAGAAGCAAGCCTATTTCCGTAAAGGACACGTTGGCTACTACAAGGGCGCACGTGGAACCATTGTCACCCGGCAGTCATACCGCAACTACGTGAACTCCGTTAGGAAGATCAACAATAGTGTAGACGCCGAACAGACCAAGTATCAGGATGTCTATATTAAGCCGCTGGGAATGACGGTTAAGGAACGGCGCGCGATGATGACGCCTACTCATCCCGTGCACGGTACCGAAGCGTATGATGGTATGAAGAAACTCAAGATCTACTCCCCCACCCAACTCATGGGTACTGAGGGAGCGAAGATGATCGCGCTCCGCAACGACGATATTCGCCGCCAGTACACGAGCAGGGAACTTGTTTCTAAGGCCCGTGGGTACATGAATGACATGATGGATATCATTGGAGATGAGGAGTTGCGCGTTAAGTTCAACTCTCTTTCCGATGAGCAGTTCTGGTTTATCTGGGCTTACACAGATTTCCCGAACGAGTTGGCTCTCAAATATGACGCTATGATGATGCAAATGAAAGTCCTAGATGGGTCTAATCAACTCTCAGACGGGATGATCGATTCCGCTATGGAACGCGGTGAGCAATCCATCGGCAGGGCAATGGAGTATTACAAGTATGCCAAGACACTCGATATCTAACGCTAGGTGCGCAGATTTCGAGACAACAACTAATCCTCTTGACTGCCGAGTGTGGTCATGGGGGAGTATGGCGGTCAATGACTACGAGGACTATGAGGTCGGGTTAGGAGTTGGCGCCTATATTGCGTATCTCCTATCTGCACCCAATGTGACGTTTTTCCACAATCTTGCGTTCGACGGTCTATTCATTATCGACCATATCTTGAAAAATGGATACAAATGGGTAGCTGACAAGCCGGGAAAAGGTGAGTTCTCCACGGTCATTAGTAATATGAACAAGTTCTACTCTATCACTATCGTCTCAAAGGGTGGTGTGAAAGCGGAACTAAGGGACTCACTCAAGAAAATTCCCCTACCCGTTAGGGACGTTCCTAAGGCATTCAATCTTGAGTCGGTTAAGGGAGAGATCGACTATGAGGCTGAACGGCCTATCGGCTATCTGCCCACGGAAGACGAATGGAAATACCTGTACAACGATATCTACATCATGGCTCAAGCCATGCGTGTAGTTCTCGCAAGCGGTATGACGAAACTGACGGTTGGAGCCGATTCACTGGCTGAGTTCAAGTCATTGCACGGGAAAGGATTCAGCAGGACGTTCCCAACTCTGTCGAAAACAGTAGATGACGACATTAGGGCTGCATATAGAGGAGGTATCGCAATGCCGGCGAAGCAATGGGTGCGTAAGCGTACAGGCCCCGGCATCGTGATTGACAAGAACTCGATGTACCCGTGGGTCATGAGGACGAAACCACTCCCCTACGGTCGCCCGTGGTGGTCTGAGAGCGAGGACCCTACGGCAGACCTGTACACCATCTCATTGACGTTCACGGCGCGGCTCAAGCCCGGTCACCTTCCCTGTATCCAACTCAAGCGTTCATTGCAGTTCAATGCTAATGAGTTCCTTGAGTCTGTTCCTGAACCGACAACGGTGACGATTACTAACATTGACCTTGAGTTGTGGATGCAGCAGTACGACATAACCATTTACTCGATTAGTGGTTGCTGGAATTTCAAAGCAACAGAGGGTCTGTTTAACGATTACATTGATAAGTGGATGGCAGTGAAAGCAAATAGCACCGGAGGGGCAAGAACCATCGCCAAACTACACCTAAACTCTCTGTACGGAAAGTTCGCAAAGAACACTGACGTAACAGGAAAGCGACCATACCTAGATGAGAACAACACCGTACAACTAACAATGTGCGAGCATGAGGAGTCCAATCCCGTATACACTGCCATGGGAGCATTCATTACCGCCTATGCCCGGCAAGACCTCATTAACAGCGCTCAAGCGAACTACGACCGTTTCCTATACTGCGACACCGACTCACTCCACCTACGGGGCAGGGATGAGCCTGACCTCTACCTACACCCGACTGAGTTGGGCGCCTGGAAAGTTGAGCACGACGGTCAGCCGTTCGATGACGCCGTGTTCTTGAGGCCCAAACAGTACTGCGAACGGTTCGGTGACCATGACGATGTTCACATTGCTGGGTTGCCCAACGAGATTGCAGCGAAAGTTCGCCTTGAGGACATGTTGACGCCGCGAACTTGGGACGGTAAACTTGTACCCAAGAGAGTTCCCGGAGGAGTGGTCCTCTCTAACACAACATTCACACTCAGATAGAGGAGAAGAAAACATGGCACGCGTTAAGGCTGGCTACAAGTCCGTTTCCGTTGTTATCCCCGAGGAGGTTGTCAACGCCCTGGATGAGGCGCACTGGGCTCTCCGTCGTGAGGTTCCCGAGATTCTGACGGAGATTGTGGTGAAGGGCGTGGAGGAGATCAAGGCGAGCACTGGCAAGTGACCGGGATGTCACCGGCTGAAACCGCTCGGTACTTGATGGGCTGACACCTCCTGGGGCTGTCTGGTCTCTCTCCGCAGTGATATGGTGGGTACGTAAGTACCCACCATATCTTTTGTGCACGAAAAGGGAGGAAAGATGGGTTTCCTTGATGAGATTGGGAGCAAGTTCGGTTCTGCTCTCAGTGGTTTGGGGGAGATTCTTGGGGCGGACCATTCCGATACGCTCGATAATCTCTCGAATATCTGGAACGAGATGACCGATTTTGCTGGCGGTTTCGATTCTAAGATGACGGACCTTAACAGCATGCTTGAGGAGAAGGAGAAGATGATCTCTGACCTCAAGGGTAAGAACTATGACCTGCTCATGGCTCAGCCGGGCAGTGACCCTAGTGATGCCGCGGACAAGTTGCCGGGCGAGGATGGTGCGGCCGATTATGAGGGCGTGACGTTCGATGATCTTATTTCCACTAGCGACTCTGACGATGATGAGGAGAAGAATTAATGGCACGGCGGTATTACGGTAAGATTCGTAACGCGGATAACGTGAATATCCTGAACGCTATTCGCAATGATGCTTCCCTGGATTACCACAAGCGTATCCCGGCGGCCGACAAGGGTAATGTGGCGGACGTTGCTGATGCTATTTTCAATTTCCGTCCGCACAAGAACGAGTTCATTGAGTCTCTTATTAACCGTATCGGTCTCGTGTATGCGCGTAACGCAATCTGGTACAACCCCCTGAGTGAACTCAAGCGCGGCGCCCTTGAGTTCGGTGACACTATCGAGGAGATTCAGGTTGGTATCGTCAAGGCTAATCACTACAGCCATGACCGTGATTACCTTGAGCGCGATATCTTTGGGCGCGCTGACCTTGACGTGGCTACGGCTTTCCATACTGTTGACCGTGAGGACTTTTACAAGATCACGATTGACGATAACACGCTCAAGCGTGCTTTCCTTGACCCGTCTGGCCTTGACCAGTTGACTCAGCAGATTATGTCCTCTCCGACTACTGCGGATAACTGGGATGAGTACCTCATGATGAGTGCTCTTTTCCGGGTTATGGATAACAAGTATCCGATGTTCAACGTTAACGTTCCTGACGTTGCCAAGATGGACTCCACGGAACCTCAGGCGCGTTCTCTGTTGCGCAAGATTCGGGCTACGGCTGGTAACATGCAGTTCCTCAGCACGCGCTTCAACGGCGCTAAGTTGCCCGTCGCGGCTAAGCCTGAGGACCTTATTCTGTTCGCTACCCCTGAGGTCAAGTCTGGCCTTGATGTGAACGCTCTGGCCGTCCTGTTCAACGTGTCCTACGCTGACGTCCCGTCTCGTATTATCGAGATTCGTCAGGAGGATATTGCGATGAATGGTGTTCAGGCTTTCCTGACCACTAAGGATTTCTTCGTCATCGCTGACACGTCTCTTGAGACTACGAGTGAGTTCAACCCGATTTCTCGCCAGACTAATTTCTTCCTGCATCACTGGGAGATTATCTCGGCGTCCCCGTTTGCCCCGATTGTCAAGTTCTCTACAGCCCCTGACACTACTCGGGAGTCGATTGAGATTGCCGCTAACGTGGCTATTGACTGCTTGCAGTTCGTCATCGATTCCAACGAGCGGGACGTGCGTAACGTGGATAAGAGCAGTGCTCGTATGGTTAAGGGTGGTACGGCCCAGTTGGAGGCTGTGCTGACGGGGCTCAAGGCTGGTCAGGAGGATATCGAGTTCACTGAGCAGTGGTCGATTGAGGGTAACAAGGACACGGGTACGAGGATCGATAATGACGGTCTTATCTACATGTCCCCGAATGAGACGTCTCAGTTGGTGACCGCTCGAGCCAAGGTTTCCTGGATTGATCCTGCTACGGGCAAGTACGTCACTAAGACTCAGCAGTTGACCATTGTCCCCAAGGATAATGTGGCTGGCCTTAACGGCTGACTCTCTCCTATACTGATGGGCACCGTCCTCCTGGGCGGTGCCCATTTCAGTTTGGAGGGGTTATGCCTACCGTTAATTCATTGCCGAACGGTGCTTCGTTTGGGACTCAGTTCGATTACTCGGTGTGGGGGCCGGGTACTGAGGTCACGTTGTGTAACGTGCCGTGGGACTCGATGTATCGGGATGTGTATTGGTTCGATACTCCCCAGAAGACTATTGAGTATATTCGTTCATTCAATTCCCAGAAGACCATCCCGACGGTCTCTATTAAGAACCTGACTTATTGCGGTCAGAATACACCTGTTAGGATTAGTCTTCCTTTCAGTGAGGCCAACTCATATAATTACCTCATTGTACAGAATGACGCATTTCCTATTTCTCAGAAGAACCGCCCCACCGTTTTCTTCTATTTCATCCAGTCAGTGGACTATGTTGCACCTGAGACCACCCAACTTACAGTCAGTCTTGATGCGTGGCAGACGTATCATCGGCTGGTTGACTTTGGCGATGCGTTCGTGGAGAGGTCGCATATGCTTGAGTACACGGACCAGAAATTGAGGTTTAACGAGAGTGACAGTACCGGTAAGTGGCCTTTCTTTGCCAGGAATAACCTTAAGATTGCAGAAGGTTTTGATCTTGGGGAGCGGCATATGATTTATCGTTCCTGGATTACCTCGATTAGCGACAATCAAGGCGAGTACAAAAACCGGTACGATTTTACTGCGATCATCATCTCTTCCACTAATCTTGAAGGGGATTTCGGAACTACTGGAAACCCGTCATTGTCGTCTGCTTATGGCTCAAACATTAAATACCGTGTACCTAATGACACTGGAACGGGGCAGCCTAGAGACGGCGCGAACGTTGTTTCTGGTGCGAACGTGTATCAGTGTCCGCTCGATAAGTTGCCGGCAGTAATGAAGGTGCTCAGTGACGCCCCTTGGGTGTCTCAGGGTATCTTGGATATCTACTACGTCCCCAAGCCTTACGTGGAGGTTAGGGCGGCCCAGGGTAAGGCGGGTGAGGCAGGCTTAGGGATTGTGTCAGGTGTTGTGGTTCAGAAACCACTTATCCTGGCTGACGACATTACTTCTATTAAGCACCTTAAGGCGTTCGAGGGTGGGGCAACGTTCAATAGGAGACATCTTACCCTGCTGAGGAGGTTTGGTAAGTTTTTCACTTCTCCGTACTGCTACTATGAAGTTTCGGCCAATAACGGTCAAACCGTTACCATCGCCCCTGAGCAGTTGCGATTTCATTCTAGTATCGGGATGAGGATGGAATATCATATCTTGCCGCCTTCTCCTAGGATTGTGGGCTACGTGTACGGTCATAATTCCGCCGTTAAGACCACGTTGTGGAAAGGCGATATGGAGTATGTTAATGAGGCGATTGTTATCGACAATTTCCCTCATGTCCCGGTAGTTAATGACCAGAGCATGATCTGGTATGCGAGTAACGCTAAGTCGATTGCTCAGAGCAGGTCGGCTGCAACCTGGGGTCTGGATAAGTCGACCAGGGCGGCAGATACGTCATTTGATGCTACTATGCGCGGTATTCGCACCGGCAACGCGATTATGAACAATAATCTTGGTGCACAGAACCTGAATACTGCTCTGGCGAACACTGCTCAAATGGCGCACCAGCAGGTGAACAGCGCCAACCGTGCCATTAGTGGAATCGGTGGAGCGGCCAGCACCGCGTTCTCCAACCCGTTAGGTGCTATCGGCCAGTTGGGCGGCTACGTTCAGGGGCAGGTCACGTCTGATATCTCTACAGGGATCGACATTAACGCACGCAACCTGAGCAACGTTATCTCTCAGAACCTTACTCGCGCTAACCAGAGCGAGCAGAACATGCTCACCGGAACTAATGCGGCCGCTAACCGCGATCTGGCTAAGTGGGCCTCTCAGGGGGACTACCAACAGCAGATCGCGTCGATTAATGCTTCTGTTAGGGATGCTGAGATTACTCCACCGTCCGTTTCTGGCTCTATTGGTGGAGATGCGTTCAATTGGATCATTAATGGCGCTGTATTGCAGACACGTATGCGCATGGTTTCTCCCGATATTATTCTCCGTCAAGGGGCGTTCTGGGAGAGGTATGGATATGCGGTGAACGTGTTTATTAACAACCTACCTTCCAAACTCCGGTGCATGAGTCGTTTCACGTACTGGAAGTGTCAGAACGTTAGAGTCAACTCTACTGCTATACCCCAGAACTACGTGGATACTCTTAGGGGTATCCTTGAGAAAGGTGTTACTGTGTGGCACGATCCTGTGAGGAGTGGTGAGACCGTGGCTTCTGTTGCAGAGAAGAATGAGCCGATTAACTGGGAGAAGACTCAATGAGTAAACCCGATTTTGTTGGAGAGGCGATTTACGCGCCGTTCCTGCGTGAGATGACGGTCGATCCGGGGAAGTTACGTAAGGAGGTGCTTACGCGGATGTACGCGCGAGTGCTTTCCGAGATGTGTATGAACCGGTACCACTGGACTGGTCTTCCAGAGGAGATTGATCCGCGTTTCCTTGAGATGACGTTGTTCTCTCAGGGGCTGAGCGTGTTCTTCTGGGATGAGGAGTTCAACCGTTATTTCGCGTTGCGTGGTGCTGGTTTCGGTACCCCGAACATGTACAATAACCCGACGGAGTTCATTGTCTATGGGAACACCATGGTCAATAAGACGATGAAATCTGACCTCTGTGTCCCTATCTGGAACAACTACCTGAGGACTGGTGACACGGATATCGTCGGTGTGTATGCGCGCCGTCTGTCAGAGATTGACACAACCACGGAGATCGATCTCATCCATATGCGCGTGCCGGTTCTTTTGACGGCTGACACGAACGAGCGCAAGTCCGTCATGGACGCGTACAAGCAGTTGTCTGAGGGTAATCCGATGATCGCTGAGGTCAACTCGGTCACCGGCATGGGTACGTTGCAGGACAAGATTAGTTCCATCTCCACGGGAATTAACAAGGACTACCTGCCCAATGTGATGGAGGCAAAGGTTAGGACCTGGAATGAGGCGCTAACCCTGCTCGGAATTATGAATGTTAATTCCTCTAAGAAAGAGCGAATGGTTGTCGAGGAAGCAAGCGGTTCTTCCGGCCAGGTTCTTGCCATGCGTGCCGTGAACCTACAGGCCCGCAAGTATGCGTGCGAGTGGATTAACGCCAAGTACGGGCTGAACGTGGACGTCACGTGGAATCTTGATGACTCTGCTGGAACCACGGACATGCAGGCGCTCAACCCTATGTCCGCTATGAACCCGCTGGCTGAGCAGGAGTCAACGAACAGCACCGATCTGGGAGGGCCTCATGAGTAACTACACGATTGAGTTGCGAAAGATCGATGAGAAATTGGTGGATGACGCGCTGTCCCATTACTCAATTTTCTCGGAGGATTACCGCTCAACTCTGAATTCTAAGATCAAAACACATTTCTGGTTCAACGAGATCGGGCACGAGACTATTGACATCTTCCTCTTCCAGTTGAAGGTGAAGATGAATGAGATCATGCCCTACTACAACCAGATGTATGAGGCTGAACTCGTTAAGCGGGACCCGTTCCTCACCGTCCGTATGACCTCAAAGAACTCAAGCACCGGTTCAACTAGGACCAGCGCTGAGACCAGCGAGCACGGGAACTCCACGTCATCCACCGACGCGAAGTCTCGTGCCGTCCAGTCCGAGACGCCTCAGGTGATGCTCTCCGGTAACGGGGACTACGCGACGGGCGCCGCCGACTCCACGTCGCTCACCGGCGTCAAGTCGACCAGCGATAGCAGCGGGTCTCAGTCGTCGACCTCCTCGAGCGACGGGACGGGCACGTCCTCTCAGGAGGGCTTCTCAGGTTCTATGGCGTCGCTTATTCAGGCGCACCGCGATGCCATCGTCAATATCGATATGATGGTGATTGCCCAACTAGAACCCTTGTTTATGACGGTTTGGACGCCGCCTACTGACATGATTGGAGCAGACTGGTATGGATATTAATGACCCTCGGGTGAGCGCAATCGATAGCGCCCTTTATCGCCTGAACCCGCCCACTACCCCGTATTCCACCCCGTTCACGTATAACAACGGTCTGACTGTCCTGGAAATCCTTGAGCGTATTCGCAAGGCCGTCATCGACACCATCACCTATGCCGAGGGTTTCGGCAAGGAAGTGGAGGGGATGGTCAAGGAGATCAACCGTATCGCCGAGAAATGGGCTAAGGACTCAAAGCAGAAGTTGGACGACTTTGAGTCCTTCCTCAACGACTCCCGCAAGAGTACCGATGAGAAGATCAAGGCGATGAACGAACTCATCGAGTCGTTCAAGGCACGCCTTGTGGATGCTCGCTTCGACCGTATCGAGAACGGTGACTTTGTCGACGCCCCGATGAAGGATAGTTCTCGTATCCAGGTTGCTACCAAGCAACGGATTGAGAAGATTAATACCGCTATCGAGCAGGTTAAGTCGGATATTCAGAATATCCTGAACAACTACTACACCAAAGCACAGGCTAATGACCTGTTCCTTGAGGACCCTAAACTCACGGAAGGAGTTGTGTTCGGTTCATCTAACGCCACCATTGAGGCGTTTCGATGGACCGAGGAACTTTGCCGCGATATGGGTGTCAATCCCAATGTGTACGCCATTGGAGGTGGCGGTTTCACAAGCACGCCTGATAACAACTTCATTACTCAGGTAAATAACGCCCGCTCTCGAATGAATGAGGCAAAGCGTAATGCGACCAAGTATGTCTTCCTCATCGACATGCTGAACGACATTCGTGCTCAGAACTCCGTCACCGACCAGGCGGGCACGTTCTTCTCACTGGTTCGTCAGCACTTCCCTAACGCGACCATCTACGTCCTGCCCGTCACCTATAACGAGTCGTCCCTGAATGAGTACGTTCAGATGGCAAGGTCCTGCGTGTCGCGTACCTATGAAGTGATTGCAGCGGGCAAGCCGTTCGGCGCCGTTGTTTGTGAAGGGTCTCGTTCCTGGCTGCATTTCGGTAAAGAACAGGCTAAGTCATGGGACCAGGGCGTGGATAATGTTCACATGACGGCGGCCGGTTACCGGCACGTCAAGCAGTTGTTCATTAACTGGATCAACGGTGGCCCGTCGTTCCTGAATCCTCCGTCCTATGACTTGCACCCGCTTTCGGCAAGCACAATTCAACATGACTACAACTACCTGAATTGTGAGCGTCACGGGGATTTCGTGAACATTCAGGGCACGTTTAAGACGGCGGCCAGCGATGTGGGTTATGACGCTAAACTTATGGACCTGCCGGGCTGGGCTCGACCTTATGACGGAATGATGTCACCGATTATTGGCAACGACCGTACCTACAAATACGTATACGTCGCTAAGACTGGCGGCATGCATGCGGGTGATATTCTCAAGGGTAACCAGACATACCAGGTGAATATGACCTACCGTATTTTCTAGGAGATATCAATGGCTTGGGATGAGACGTCGAAGAAAGTAGCCATTAAGGCTATCGGCACAGTTGAATCGAGTATGAGATACGACTCGATCAACTACAATGACCCGATTACCGTGGGCATTGCCCAGTGGTACGGCCCCAGGGCGGCCGACATTCTCAAGAAAATGGGGGCCGCTCACGCCACAGAGTTCGCCGGCGTCGCCTCATCCCTTAAAGCCGACCTGTCCTCCCACGGAAACGACTCGTGGTGGACAAACAGGTGGTTGTCCAAAGCAGAGGGAGACTCGCTTCTCCCTCTGCTGAGGGCAGGCGCCAAGGAGCAGGACTCCCAGTTGATCGCCGACCTTGAGGGCTACTTTCAGGCGGCACGTAACCTGGGGATCGACCCGAACACCAACACCGACTCGTTCATTCTCTGGTGCGTTGGATACCACCAGGGACCGCGCTACGCGATTCGCGTCGCTAACAACGTTGGCGGTAACGCGTCGCTGGACGCGTTTCTACACGGTTTCCTGAATGATGGCGTGCTGGGCAAGTACCCAAACAGGTATAACCAGGCGTACCAGATCATTAAGAACAAGGACACGTCAGGTGTGTCCACGCCCGGCGCCGCGTCCCCGTCCAGACCCGGAAACGGTGGCAGTGGGGGTGCTACTAACGGCGGAACGAACGCTGGAAACGTCAAGAACGCATGGTCCGACGGCAGCGGTATGCTTCATATCTCCACGTCGTCGGGGACGGTGACCGCGTACCCTACGGGGAACTCTCGACAGTGGGTCATGTCCGCTAACACGGTCAGCAACGGCGGTAGTGCCCCAACACCGGGTAACGCCGGGGGAGGTGCGGCCAGTCCTCCACCTGCTGGTGGGGGAGGGGATGCAGCGTCTAAGCGCTGGGCCGTGTACAAATGGATGTATGACAGGCAATACAAGTTCGCTTATTTGCAGGCGCCGGGACGTCTTAACCCCGATCAATCCGGTTTCAGCGACTGTTCTAGCACTATCTACCGGGCCTACATGGATACGGTGGGTATTAATGTGGGTACTTGGACGGGCGATCAATATAACCGCGGCACAGAGGTTGTGAGGGGTTACGGACACCCCACTCCTGCGCAGATTGCGCAGATGACCACTGCGGATATGATTGTCATTAGTTGGGGCGGTGGCTACCCGCACACTGACCATGTGGAACTGTATACGGGGGATGGTTCACACACTATTGGTCACGGTGGCCCTAGGCCCGGTCCGCATATTAACTCAATCTTTATGCTTGACGACGCCGCATGGTGGACTGTCAGGCGTCATATTCTGTAGGAGAGGGAATGAACGGAAAGATTACTCACTATTACGATTTCAGTCGTATTCGTTCATACGGTGCACGTTATCTCATGATCGTAGGTAGTCGTGGTACCGGTAAGACTTACGGGGCAAAGAAAATCGCTATCACCAACGCGATCAAGAAAGGTGAGCAGTTCATCTACCTACGCCGTCACCGCGTGGAGCAGAAAGGGCGTTTCACGTTCTTCGACGATATTGCCCACGAGTTTCCCGGCTACGAGTTCGCAGTGCACGGGAACGATGCTGTTATGCGAATGGAGGGAGATAAGAAATGGCAGACCATAGGGTACTTCTCCGTGCTGAGCACGTCTCAGGCGCAGAAATCGACGGCGTACCCGCTGGTCACCACGGTGATATTCGATGAGTTCATAATCGAGAACCCTCAGATTCGCTACCTGGATGATGAGGTGCGAGTGTTCAATAACTTCTACCTGACTGTTGACAGGTACAAGGATAAGACAACGGTTTTTATGCTCTCCAACTCTGCGAGCATTATGAACCCGTACATGCTCAAGTGGGACCTCAGGCCAAACTCTGAGTTCGTCAAGGCTGGGGACGGATTTATCGTCTGCCACTTCGCAGATGACACTCAGTTCAGGAACGACGTTGCTAACACGCGTTTCGGCAAGTTCGTGATGAGTACCGATGAGTCGTATGCCGAATATGCCATTAGCAACAAGTTCAAAGACAACACTGACGACTTCATCGGAAAGAAATCAGGGCGTGCCGACTATTATTGCACCATTAGGACTAAAAACGGTTGCTTCTCAGTGTGGACGGACCTTCCTATGTTCACTATCCAGGAGTATCGCCCCAAGAAAGAGGTCATGTATTGTATTGACCACAAGACAATGAAAGAGGGCGACATCTATGTGAAACCGAACGATCGTATTATGCAGATGTTACGAAACCGATGGAGGAGAGGACTTATCCTATTCGACTCCCCAAAGTCCCGAAACACCTTCACGGAGATTTTCAAATGACGTCCCATATTGATATCGGAATCGTCGTAGGACTCATTACCATCATGGCTACTGCCATCGCCGTGGGCCGATGGTCCTATCGACAGTTCAAGTCGCTAGAGTGTCTGCTCGAGGACTGGCACGGAGAACCTGCCCGTCCCGGCGTCCCCGGAAGATTGGGGGTAATGGAAAGGTTAGACAATATTGAGAAGAAAGTTAACTCTGCTGCTTTTAATTCTCAGCCTAATCATGGCACAAGTGCTTTTGATGAACACACCCGCCTACTAAACCAGATTCTGGAAAGGATCAACAATGGATAAGATCATCGAGACCGTCACGTCCCCCACCACTCGAATGTGGTGCTACAACCTCATGATCGCCGTCATGGCGTACCTCACCGTCAAGGGATATCTCAAGGGCGATGAGACCGCCGCACTCACCGCGATCGGCGCCGCGTTCTTCGCTGTCGCATCAGTCAACACGCCAAAGAACGACTACCAGGGAAAGCACGAGGCCCAGTAATGGCTACAGCACAGCAGTTCATCGACGCCTGCGCCGAGGAAGTCGGGTACTCCCGATGGAACGATGAGGCGGCGGGCACCAAGTACGGGCGCGACTACGCCACCCGCCACGGCGCCGTATTCGGCCAGTCCGGTGTCCCGTTCTGCGATATGGGAATGACCTACTGCCTACGCAAGGTCGGAGTCACCGACTTCGATAGCGCCTACGTCCCAGCCCGCGTGAACATGGCACGAGACCGCGGCTGGCTCGTGGAGCCCGGCGCCGCGCGCCCCGGAGACATGGTCACATTCGATTGGCACGACGACGGCGAGGACGACCACATCGGCTGCGTCGAGAGCATCGACACCACCGGAGTCAACACCATCGAGTTCAACACCTCGGAGTACTCCTGGGACGACGGGGGACTGGTCATGCGTCAACACCGCCCCTGGGCCCATATCAGCCACTGCATTCGCTACCCGTGGACAGACACAGGGGTAGGGTCGCTCAACCCTCCCACCAGGCGCCTGGAGGACCTACAGCGTGCCGTAGGCGCCTACCCGGACGGCGTGATCGGCCCTGACACGCGCAAGCGGGTCCTGGCCGTCGTCAGCGCCTCCCAGTGGGGCGGAGCCTCATTCCCGTTCGGCGTCCCCTACGCCCAGGAGGTCGTCGGGACCGCCCAGGACGGCGTGTGGGGCGAGGCCAGTATGGCAGCCCACGACAGAACCGTGGAGGCTATGCAGCGAGCCCTGGGCGTCGAGGACGACGGAGTGTGGGGCCCGACCACGCAAGCCGCATGGCAGGCCCTCGCAGACGTCTCAGAGCAGGTCTGAGACCACAAGGTAAGGCCCCGGTCACCGTCATGGTGGCCGGGGCCTTGCTATAGGAGAGGAGGACCTATCGCACCCCTCAGTATGTCACAGGAATCAACGTGGACGCAACACCAATGGCGAAGCACACAAAACCAACCACCAGCAGGAAAAGCAACGTAGTGGAAAACAAAATCGCAATCCCCATGAGATCAAACCGTCGCATTAGAAACCCTCCTCAAAATATCGGCCAACTCAATACGATTACACACAAACGTGCAACGCAGTTTCTGAGAATCGATGATCTTAAAGAACTCCTTACTGAACGAGTTCACAGCCCACTGCTCAACAGTCAAGCGCTTAATGTGAATCATCACACCATTCATCTTCACCATGCACGTGACCGTGTCCTCGAAATACACGATGCCACCCACGCGAGAAACAGGCCACAACATTTCCGGTGTCAGAACAACATTCATCGGTCCTCCTCAATTGGCGATGACTCAATAGTACACCAACCAACATTCGATTCAAGTCCAAACCATGTGATGCCGACCATAAACAGAACAGGCCATAGCAGACCGGAAGGTAACAGTCAAGAGAGGACGGAGAAGTGTGAGCAGATTCATTATGGGGTACCCCCGGGGGGTATATTATTTTGTCAAAAAATAATATACCC